CACTGTTTATCAGCCTCGTCAAACTGCTTTTTCAGCTCCGGGAACAGCTGTTCATCGCTGAGGCCGTACATCGCAGTTCGGCTCCGCTCATAATTGTACTTGTATGCGTACTTGTATGCGACGTCGTCATAGTCCTGCTTGGCAAGTCGCTCCGCTTCCTCGGCCTCGGTAAGCATCAGCCGCGCCTTTTCCTCGATGAGCTTCCGGATGCTTTCAGCTTCCAGCTCATAGCCCTCTGAGGTCTGACGTATGCTCCCGGCGAGCTCGGGGTATTTCTCGATGAGATCAAGCATCTGGGCGGTGGAATATTTCGTACCGGAGTTCACCTTGCCCAGCTCAGAGATAAGCGATGCCAGCTCGCTTTTATATGACGAGGCGGCAGACTTGGCGTCCTCAAATGCGTCGGAAACTTCTTCGAGCGCTTCGGAGGTGTCGCCCGCAGCTCCACAAACCGTATCGATTGTGCCGGCAGTATCGGCGAGAGTGTCTGAATAGTTGCTTGTTAATTCCGTAATACTGTCGAGGTCTCCCTGCAATTCTTTAACCTTGTCGGATGCATCATTGAATCGTACAGTTATAGCCGACTCTTGCACTTCTAATTCGCGCAGCTCTTTTTTTAGTGCTTTGTTGTCAAATGCTATCTCATTTCCGCTCGAATACTGTTCTTGCCATGCTTTATCAATCTCTGAAATGAATTCGTGAACAGATTTCTTTTCTTCAAGCCCATATTTTTGGGCTATTTCCTTGATTTTATCTTGCTTAGCCTTTGATATGCTTTCAAGCTCAAGTTCCAGCTTGTTTCTATCGAGCTGAGCTGACGTCAGGTCCTGCGCAATGCTTTCCTGATTGGCGAGTGCTGCCTTTGCAAGAGCAAACTCCCTGCTCTTGCTGATGATCTTATCGATCTCGTCGCGCTGTGTTCCGAGCTCGCCGGTCTCTTTGTTAAAAGCAATGCTCAGGCCATCAACTCCGCTTTCAAGCTTGCTGACGATCTCGGCCATTTCGGCCTTCTGGCCCTGCGATTTGCTTTCGACCTCGCTGAGTTCATAGAGCCGCTCGACCAGCTTCTCATATCCGTGGTACTCACCCTCGATGTCCGAGGTCGCTTTCCGCCTCGCTTCACGGTTCTGATCTATCTTGTCTTTAAGCTGATCATAGCTCTTTACGGCTTCGTTATTCTGCTCAAGCTCTTTTTCGACCTTGTCAAAGAACTCTCCGAAGGCGGCGTTTGCTTCGTACTGAGCAGCAACAAAGTTCATTATCCCGGTTATAGCAAGAGTCGCTGCCGCCGCGATGACTGCATATGGGTTGGCAGCTGCGGCTGCATTCATACCGTTCTGCGCAGCAGCTGCCGCCTCGGTGGCTGCGGTGAAATATTTGATCGTCCTTGTGAGAGCGCTCACTATATTCGATATGCTCATTGCTGCCTTATAAGCGATCAAAGCCTCTACGCCTGCTAATATCGCAGAGCGGTACTCATAGATGAATTTTACAGCCGAGCTCACGACAGACACAAACCCCTCGACAGCTGAAGCTGCAGCATCCGCGATCTCCGCAAGGGTGCCGTCTTCTTTGGCCTCCTGTACCAGCTTCAGCAGACGGTCGGCTCCGCCGAACAGGCTGTCAAAGCTGTTAAGCAGTTCACCGCCGATTATCATAGAGGCACCTTTGAGCTGCTGCTTGGATATATCGAGCTTATCGTTCAGCTCATTGAGATTGTCAAGTGTTTGCTGATCGAATACAAGGCCCATATTCTCAGCCTGGTCGCCGTAGTCTTTGAGGGCCTGAGCTCCTGCTTTTATAAGCGGGTTAAGGTCCTGTGCCTGCCGGCCGAAGATCTGCATCGCGTAAGCATCACGCTGTGTCTCGTTCTCCACCTTGCCGAGGGCGTCGATGACCTCATAAAACACATCAAGGTTGTTTCTCAGCTCGCCGCTGCCGGTCCTGATGTTGATGCCAAGAGCTCCGAAGGCCTCTGCAGCATCTCCTGTGCCGTCCTTGGCGCCCTGCATATTTCTTACGAGTCGCTGCAGAGAACTCTGCAGGGTGCTCACATCAACGTCTATAAGACTGCTGGCATAGCTGAACTTCTGCAATTCCTCGGTGGAGATGCCTGTCACTTTGGAAAGAGTGTTTATATCATCCGCAGTCTTGGCCGAAGTAATCGCTATGCCCCCGAGGGCTGTCACGAGCGCTCCGACGGTCACAGCAGCAGTCTTGACCTGCCCGGCTAACTTTTCGATAGAGTCGCTGAGGTCTTTCTTGATCGCATCGCCTGCCTCTTTGACCTGCTTTTTGAAGTTAGAAAGCGTTGTCTCCGTCCTGGCTATCTCGCGCTGGAGATCCTTGTATCTTGCCTCGGCGCCGTCAACGCCGTTGGCAATATCCGCCTGTGCAGAGGCCTGGGCCGATCTGAGCATCTCCAGACGCTTCTGCGTTACCTGGATGCCCTCGGACAGCTTCTGAAACTTCTGACTCGTCAGTTCAACATTCTTCGAGTCGAATTTCAAGCCCTTGTCTATCTCCTTGAGATCTCCGTTGATGCTTTTGGCCTGGGTGTCGATATCTTTCAGGGCCTTTCCGAGGCCTGTGGTGTCAGCTCCGAACTTGACGGTTATACCCTTGTATGTATTGTTATTCGCCATTGTGTCACCTCGATTTGGATATAATAAAAGCACCTTGCCCGCAGGCTTGGTGCTGTGTGGTCGTATTCAATTTTGGATATAAGAAAACCGCCTTGCTGCGGGCGGTTAACTGAATTATTAGCTAAATTATCAGTTAGAAATTGGTTTGATTCCAAATATATGCTCGGTTTCAAATCTAATTATATCCGAAGAAGTTGCGTTCTGGTTCGCTTTGATAAATCCAATCACCCTATCGGCATATCCTTCGTCAGATTCAGCCTCCATAATCCCGCCCTCGACAAAGTCGTCATAAGAATCATCAACAGATTCAAGCAGAGATCTGAGTTCCTCTACCTTTGTCATTTCTTATGCTCCTTTACTCTGTAGATATTGTAATCGCCTATCCCCCGGTTTTCAAAATAATAGGTCTTCTTTGTGGTCGTGTATCTGCACAATTCCTTACCTTTATACTTTGAATGCCATGTACGTCCAACCTGATCGGTAAAATTCTTATACTCCTTCGGCGGCAAATATACATTGGGATAATTGAACGGTACTCCGTTACTATCAAGTCTAACACCTTCCTGCGTATTTGTCAAGTCGCCGCCCGTACCTGAACCACCACTTGTCCACCTTCCGTCAGGTCCTCTTGGCTGGTCATCAGAATATTTTACCGAATACTCAAACCTTCTGCCTTTGATTTTCAAAACCTCTATCTCCCGCCGGATACTCAGCATCACAATCTTTTCTTTCTCGGTCATCACAGCGCATCAAAATCCTCCTGCGTAGCCGGGCGGGCTTCTTCTTCCTTGTAGCCCTTGATGCGGCACCATTCATCAAATATGCCGATGACCATAGGCAGGGGCATATCGTCAAGGTCGTTCACCGACAGACCGCAGGCAAGGGTGGAAGCTATCAGGTCCTCGGATGTGAACTCACGCCCGCTGTTGTTTCTTGCAGGCTTATCGTCTGTCCCAAGAGACGAGATGAAAAGAGCCTCGGCTGTCACTATGGCCTCGGCAAGATCGGAGACCTCGAATTGCAGTATCCAGTCCGTAAACGGCAGGAGGCTTTTGTCAGCCGCTCTCGCCATAGCCCAGAGCAGGCGCATCCCTATCCCCGCCACCTCCGCGATGCGGTCACTCGGAGAGATGTTCTGCAGGGCCTTGTAATCATCCGTGTATTCGCTGCGGAATTGCTTTTTATAGTGGATCAGCGCACCCGCACTTGCACTTAGCTGCACGGGTGTTCCGCCGATGATTATTTTCTGTGTCATATTATCGTCCTCAATAGAGCGCACTGAACCAGCTGTTAAAAACAGCTGCATTCGTTTCTTTTGTTATGCTCTTTTTTATGGCCCGTGATCCGAAGATGTCCCGGTTGAAGATGTCCCGGTTGGCGACAAGCTCCAGTCTCCGTGTCTCGATCCGAGATGAACCGGAGAGTGTCGATGCATCGAATCTCGGCTTCCTGCACACGCAGTCAAGATAACTGTGTCTGATCATGTCCCCGCTCGTCGTGTGTGTCTCATAGAGCAAGGCAAAATGCACTGCGGGGTGCTCATTCTCAACGAGCACCCCGTTTGCATCTATGGTATAACCCAGCACATCAGTGAGAAACGTCACAGGCAGACTTACGATCTCCAGACCGAGCTTGATGCCCTTGTCCATATAAGAGGAAACATACTCGGTCGGCTTGCCGATGACATTCGGGACTATCTTCAATTCCTGCATATCCGGCTCGCGTGTGAGCCTCACGGCTCCCGGCATCGGCACAGGGACCGCGTTGGCCGTCCTCAGACAGTAGTGGAAATTCTTAAAGCCGCAATGCGCGTTTCCCATGATGCTTCACTCCTTACTGTGCCGCTGTAGCGGTTATAGCGACGGCTCCGGTGACCTCCGAGATCGAGATCACGCCGGTGCCGGAATTGTATGCGGTGGATGTCACATCAGTTCCGCCCATAGTGACGGTGACCGTCCCCATAGTATAGCCGACTGCCTCGGTGAGGGTAGCCGTAAATGCTGCGCCCTTTTCGGTCTCCGTACCGGTAAAGCTGGAAGCTGCGTGTGTGAGAGTCTGTGTTACTGTCACATACTCTGCAGCATCCGGCGATACGAAATCCGAGGGTGCGGGAACTGCCTCGTAGAAATCGTCATAAACATCCCAGTCCTCGTAACACTTGCCCTTGATGTCATATGTATCAAGGCGAGGCATACTCTTGATGTTAAGGGTGTCGGTGTCGATCTGGAAGTTCTCGCCCTTGGTGCGCTGAGAGATCGTCGGGCGCTTAGTGAGCTGAGTCCTCCAGAAGCAGTAACGGCCCTTTTTCTGATCGCCGGTGAACTCGACGAGCATTGCGAACTCTGCCGACTTGGTCTCGGAGTTCTCAATGCCGTTGGTGTCGCCGAGGATATCCTTCTCAAACTGCTCGGGCAGCAGAGCCACCTCGACAGTGCCCTCGTAGCCATTGTTAGCGGTCTCGGAAGCGTAGTCCTTGATGTCATCGGCTGCTATGTTGGTAACGTTCATCTGGTTGTCCAGGTTCAGGGCGATAGCGCCGGGGATGTGGAAAGGAGTGCCGAAGGTATAACCCCCTGCACTGCCCGCCAGGATCTTGGCGACATACAGCTTCTTGATACCGTATTTAACCTTGTTCTTTCCCATTTTTCTTCATTCCTTTCAGATGTTATAAACTATCTGCATTTTCTTCTCCTCCCGGAGATATACCCGTGCAGACTTGATGTAGTAGATGTCGTTTCGCTCGAAAATACTCTCTATGAGCCCCTCCGAGGTATAGTCGCGCCGCTTGGTGTAGAGCTCGACTGCGTATGTGGGCCTGCTGTAGTATGCCTTGTCGTCGGCGTCGAGTGTATCGGGCTTCAGTTCAAGGATAGCACAGTAGGGCGGGGACTTTGGGCGCTCGTCGGGAGACACCTCCGACCAGTCATACTGACAGGTCGGGAAATGCTCCGAGAGGATTGTGTACAGCTGTTCAGGTGTCATCGGTTGCATGCTCCTTTATGTCCTCAATATAGGCCTCGATCTCTTCGTCGGCGTTGGCGTTGATATGTGGCTGTTCCTTGATGCGGGTGCCGTCTGCGGCGATATAGCCGTGCTCCAAAAGGTGAGTAAGCTGGTATCTCTTGGTGTTCTTGACCTCGTACTCGTGATAATCAACGTTCGAGTACCCTTTGCGGGAGTTCCAGCCGTCTTTATAATGCCCTTTGCGGCGATTGCTTTTCGGATCGTAAGGCGAAGCCTCTTTGATCGTCTGCGCCAGCTTGGAAGCGTGCTTCTTGGCGATCTTGTCGCTGTTGCTCTTTATCTTCACGACTGAGCCGTCAAGTATCGCCGCCAGCTGCTTGTCAAAGCCCTCCATTTATCTCGCACTCCCTGCTGACAGCTGAGATTATCAGCATATTGTCCTCATATTTCACATTGTCAATGTGATCGATGTCAAAGACCTTCCCACGTAAGATCAGGCGGTAGTCTTCTGTGCCGATGCTTGCCAGCTTAGGAGAATACCGTACCGTCAGCTTGACGGTCTGCTCGACTCCGAGCTGCCTTGCGGCATAGTACTCAGAGCCGAACAGGTTGTTAGCGTAAGCCCGACAGGTGAAGTAATCCTCCCACTCTCCGTCAGGGTTGCCGCGAGAGTCCTTTTCGGAGATATTTCTTTGTATCGTGACCTTTTCACGCATAAGACCGGGGTTTATCATCGTATCACCTACCCGATGTGGTTTTTCGCATAAAGCGAGAGGATCGTTTCGAGAGTCTTGTTTTCGGCGGAATTGGACACCGTCGCAGATCGGGTGTCGTAGAGATCCTCACAGATGATAAGATAGGCAAATGTCAGGTCCTCGTGATCGTCGAGCTCTTCCTCAGTCAGAGCGGTCCGTCCGATAAGGTTGGCCTTTGCCGCAGGCATAATGGCCTCGACCATAGCAACGGCATCAGCATCCTCCTTATCCTCGCGGATGTAGTCCAGCACGAAGTCGGCTGTGATCTCACTTATCTTCATCGGACCGCCTCCCTTATTCAGACTCCAGTGTCAGGCCGTCAAGCGGTATCTCCTTGATCACGGCACCTGCAGGGCCATAATCTGCCACGGCCATTATGCTCTGCTCGGTGCTCTCGATCCTGGCGATCATGATCCCATGCACGGGCAGCCATATGACATTGGAGTTTCCTCCTATAAGCTGGACCGTGATCGACTCTGCACCCGGAGCGTCGAAGTGAAGCATCAGGAAGTTGCCCTCCTGGAGCTCCTCGTCTTCCGAGAAGCCTGTGTAATCGGACACATACTTGAGGGTGCCCGTTACGCCATCCTCGCCGACCTCAATGTCTTCCTGAAGGTCTTCTACTGACTTTCCGAAGTAATCCCCTGGCGGTATGTCAGCATCTGCCGTCAGGGTCACTGAGGGTCCGCTGCGGCCATTTTAAGCACAGCGATCTTCTCAGCATTCTCGACCTTGGAATCCATCTCCATATATGCGCAGACGCCGATCGCGTGCTGAGTTGCATACTTCTCACGGAGCACCTGGATCTCGGCATTCTCGGAGATCTTAACGGCAAGGCCGGAGAAATCGCCGTAGAATACAGCCTTTTTGTTTGCTCCCATATCGGACATATTCTTGGAGATATATACGTCCTTGCCCAGCAGGACATAACCCCACCTTGCGGTATAGTCTCTGTTGAGGAGGTAATTGCCCTCACCGTCGCGGAGCTTGCGGATAGCCTTGCGAGTCTTTCTGGACATGATCCATACAGCATTGCTCTGATATACATCGGGGATGGACTCCTGAAGGTCGATAAGCTCATCAGACTGGAGGTATGTCGCTGCTGTGGCAGTAACTGATGCTGCGAGCTTGGACAGGCCGTCGATCTTGTCTGCGGTGCCGTTGATAAGTTCGCCCTCAGCCCATACAGCGAACTTCTCGGCGATCTTGTTAATGACATAGCCGAGAATGTCGAACTTGGAATTGTTTATAAGGCTCTTGCTGATCTTGGTCAGTACGCCTGCCAGGAAGCCTGTGAGGCTGATGGACTTAAAGGAGCCGGCGGTGGAGGTCAGCTCGGTGAACTCCTCCGAATATGCGACTGTTATGTCGCTGGTGTCGCCGTCATAATAGGGAATGGACAGCGTGCCCTTGGCGTTATAGCGTGTAGCCATAGCAAACAGAGGCGAGATCTCAACGACCTTGTCGATGATCTTGTTGACGATCGAGGAAGGCACCACGGCACCGTTGTCGCCAAAGGTGATGTTGCTGTCAGTAGGCTCACCGTCACGCATTTCAAGAGCCTTGCTGCGCAGGTAATTCTCGAAGCCCTTTTCTTCGAGGCTGACCTGATTCTTCTCGACGGCTGTCGGCTCCAGCTGAGCGTCTCTGCGCTCGATGCTGCGCATCTCCTCGCTGGCACTGATAGTAGCGTCAAGAGCGGCGATCTCCGCCTTCATCTTCTCGTAGTCTGCGAGCTCTTCGTTGGAGAAGGCTCTGGTTTCCTCGGCGGCCTTGCCTGCCAGCTTTTCCATAGCATCTACAATGCCGTTTCTCTTCTCGATAAATGCCTTGAGATTGATCATTTTTACATCTTTCCTTTCAGTTTTAAAATTTCTATTTCCCGCTGTCTTGCAGCGATCATAGCTTTGATCTTTTCGAGAGCATCACTCTCCGTGTATATTTTGGTCACACCAGCTGAAGGCTGTGCAGGAACGGCCACAAAGGACCATTCATAAGCATCCGAAGGCTCCTCCAGGATGTCGCAGCAAATGCTGCCCTCGTATCTTCTCCCCTTGATGTGTCCGCAGGGGTCCTCGCTGCGGTCGCGGCCGCAGACAGAACAGACTCTCCTGCCCACCGAGCAGCTGACCGAGACCTCCTTTTTGATCCCGCCCTCGATCTCTTTGATAAGATCGGCGTTTGCCGCGGTGCGGATCATATATGCTTTGGCGATGAGCTCGGCGTACAGCTCGCCGTAGGATGTTCGCTTGCTGCTGTCTATGATCGCTTCGGCGTAGAAGATCCTTGCCGTCTGGTTGCCGCTTTTGACATCGTGGTCGAAGATCCCCGTCTTCCCAACATAAAGCTCCGCAAGCTTCGATAAAGCTCCCAGTGAAAAACGCTCTCCGTCGCGGTCGATCTCGTTATCACACAGCCGGACGGGGAAGACATACACATCCTCTGCTTTCATCCTGCCGCGGGTGAACTGGTTGATCTGTTCGAGCTCTTCGGCGCTGACCTCCGGAAGGTCGTCAGCTGTGCGCGTTTCGACCTCCGCACCGTCACGAAGCTCTATGGATGTAGCGTGGTATGCAGGGCGCTTTGTGAGCAGCGAGACTTCCAGCAGATCAAGCTTTGAGATCTTCCGCTCGTATGTGCCGTCCTTGGCCATGCAGTATGCTCCGAAGGCGTTTTCCATACCAAAGCTCCAGCCTTTCAGACGGCCTGCTCTGGCGGCGGTAACAGTTTCCTCGTCGTCCACCGTAAGCTCGGCCCGCAGACCGATATTATCCTCGGTCAGGACGAGATTTCGGCCGTTCTCGCCGATAGCCCGGTTATGGTCGAGCATCAGCTTGACAGCCGGGAGCCTGCTCAGGCTGTCAGCGAAAGCCCCTTCCCTGATGCACTCCCGAAAGTCTCCGGGAGCATCCCTGCCCTTTGAACGGGGCAGGAGCTCGGACCAGCGCTCGACAGCGTTGACATAGCCGCTGATCGTGAGCTCGCTGTCCGATCTTATCTCGATCTTCATAATATCAACTCCTTTTGGGTATAAAAAGAGCACCTTGCGAATGACATTTATGTCCTTCGCAAAGTGCTTGTTGCCGTATTCTGTTATCGCTCATTTTTGCAGGAAATGAGCGTTTTATGAGCGTTTCACCAGCATTTTTGAAGCGTTACGCTCACAGAGGAGATTAAGGTAACTTGCTGTTCTTGGGTACTTCTTGGGTACTTTTTGAGTACTATTCCTCCAAAAGCCCGCTCACATTATGCTCCAGCGTGTCGAGAACAGTGTCGATATCGTCATAGGTCATAATGCTCAGCTCCTTTCAATCTATCCGATCAGGCTCCGGCCATTCAGATATATCTTTATAATACCGATCGAGATTTTTGAACTTTACTGCCGTATAACCTAAGGCCTTTCCGCTTTCGTCCGTTTTTGCATATCTTTTGCTTTTGGTGAACCTGCAGGGGCCGTAATTGACAAAGCAGGAACTCTTTCGGCAGCTCTTGTTTTTCTCCGGGTCGCATATATAAATAATTTCGTTCGGGTCATAAACTGCCATTGTTTTCTCCTTTCAGGCATAATAAAACCGCCCCGGAGGACGGTTCTATTGACATATATGTCCAAATGCAGCAGATGAGAGTCGAACTCATTACTTATCGGCTTTTACCGACGGCATTACCGGCTTGCTCCATACTGCATTCTTTGCTGTAGTTATACTGTTAATTGGTCGGCTTTTTAAAAGTACTGTCGTGGTATTTGCAGTTTTTGCAAATTTCTTTATATTCCGGCTTGACTTTAAATTCGTCCGGAATATGCGATTCATCAGAAATAAAGCCGTCAATAATATCAATGTTTTCAAGACAGTCAGCCGAATCTATGTCTTTATCGATCAATGGGCAAATATCATTACTCATAAAAACCTCCTATTTGTATTTGTTGACCGTGTTAATAATCGCAGTTGTCCCAGGGTTATACTCGTTCCGAGCAAAAGCTGTTCTGATTAGACCTGTTTCCTTATTAACATAAGCAGCGCCTTCGTCACCTATATAATTCTCAAATTGCTCTCCTCTAACGGACTTAGTATACGATATAGATGCATTTCTTATAAAATCCTTGGCCTTTTCTTCGTTGATATTATGATTTCTTCGAGCAATATGAGCAGAATCAAAAGAAAGGCTTTCGATGTCTATTTCCTGCGCTGGAATATGAACTTCGTAAGTGAAGCCATTGGAGCGTAATTCGGATATTATTTCTTCTTTATGCTCAATTATACCACTTTCAGCTCCGCCTGTCAATCCATCACCGGAAGAATCTCCGCTTCCTGAGCTCCCGCCGCTGCCCGATGTGAACTGTCCTGTTCTCGGATCATGGTTAGGGTTATCCCGCAATTCCCTGCTTTCGTTCATGACCGCCGTCTCGTTGGTGTTCGGCGTATAGATCTCCTTGGTCTTGGGGTTAAACAGCACGCTGTCAAGGCCGAGCTCTATCCAGTCAAGGCCGAGGGGCTTCATATCTTCCTCGTATCTTACCTCGTCCGGCTGCATGAAGTGTGATTTCAGGGCGATCTCGTATGCCTGATAACGTTTCAGGATGTCGCCGCGCTCCAGCTTGGAGGTGTCGCAGGCAAAGTACATATCCTTTTTCTCACGCTCCAGGAGCAGGCCGGAGTTATAGGCTGCCTCCATCTGCTCTATGATCGGGATGCAGGCGGTTTTTACCGCCGAGACTATCTCGTCATCGCTGGCGCCCTGGAGAGCCTTAGCAGACAAAAGAAACAGCATCGTGATGTCGTTGGCGTTGGTGTGCTTGTTCTCGTTGAGCTGCATCTCCGTGGAGGACGCAGAGGCTTCTTTGAAGTCCATACCCGCATTGAGGACCATCATATTCTCGCTGTTTTCTGCAAAGACTTTCTGCCAGGCCTCGCGCATCTTCTCGATCGCCTCATTGCCGAGCTTCTTGTCGGAAGTCAGGAAGCCTTTCTTTCCGCCGCCGGTCTTCATCAGCTTCTTTTCAAACTTCATCGTCAGGTAATATAGCGAAAGCAGCTGAGGATTGGACTCGGTGATCGAACTGCCGGTCACGCCGTCCTTAGTGTTGCGGCAGAGCCGGAGGAACTCATACGGTGCATACCTTTGTCCGAGAGTTTTCTCCTCTTTTTCCTTGACAGAGCTCGAAACGTATATGTCTGCGTCCTTAAAGATAGGATCCGTGTACTTGTTAACGGAGATATACTGCTTCTCGACATAGTGCAGGCTCTCGACTGCATTTCGCCGGCGGTTGATATAGATATACCCTCTGCCGTCGAAGTAGTCTGTTACCCAGGCTTTTTTCATCTGATAGGCGTTCATAAGGTCGCCGGTCTCGTCGTTGAGCAGAGTGACACGGGGATCGTTGGCGATCTCCTCGGTGTCCTCACCGTTCTCGCGGTACAGCTTGACAGGCACGCGGGCGCAGATCGTCGAGATAAAGTCTATCGACGCGGCAACAGCCGGAATCTCCAGTGCCTGACTGAATGATATGGTTTCTGTGCTGAGAAACGCTTGAAGGATAGCAGCAGAGAGGCTGTCTGCGTCGAACATTGAGCGGTTTTCTTTTTTACGTTTCCAAAATGGCATTGTTCTCACCTACATTTTACATCTGCACAAAGCCGCCCTCGTCCGAGAGCAGCTCGTTCACGTTAAGGAGATAGACCGCATTGATAAGAGATACGACCATATCCACCTTGCCGGCAGATTTTTTCTTGTTGACATATCGGTTAAGATTGGTGTCGCGGGTGCAGCGGCTGTTGGAGACGTTGATCTCCAGCATCCTGTTGGCGACATAAGCAAATTTGTGTGTATAGACGTACTCGTAAAGGAGCTTTGTCGGGACGTGGAGTATGCTGGAGTGCTGACGGATCTCGACACACTCCACAGGATCGTCGGCGGCTTCAAGGTGCTGCACTGTACTGATCGCATTATATCGGTCATAGCCCAGCTGGACGATATTAACTCCGTACCGCTCCCGCAGACCGAGGATCCATTCCTCCACCTGCCTGTAGGATATGATCTCGTCGTCGGAAGACGGGCTCTCGAAGCAGTCACCGGCTTTTATAAGGGAACGGTAGTTCACACGCTCCTTGTCGGATTTTATGTCGATCTTGCCGGCGGGTATAAAACCCCACACCATTCCGTAGATGATCTCGTCGGCGAGAGTGACCATAGCAACAGAGGTGTTATCGTCTGACTGCGAGAGGTCAAGGCCGATATATACATCACGTCCGCGCCAGAACTCGGGATCGAATATGATCCTGCACTCTTTGAACTTATCTATCTCGATATATCCCTCTGTGCCGAGGGACTTATACTTGATGTTGCAGTGCTTGCACAGGAAGTTTTCGCGCTTGTCCTCATAGAGGACAGCCATTGTGCGGAGCTTTTTTATCGCATCGAAGATCTTCTCACTGTGGACTGCTGCGGGGTTGGCCTGATAGATGACATTGTCGTCTGTCTGCCAGTTTTTGCGGATGTTCTCGTCGGGCTCGTAGAGCAGAGAAAAGACCGAGTGATCGTCCGCAAGGCCGTCAAGGACCTTTTTTGCGTAGTCGATCTCGGTCTCCATAGCGTTATTGTCGTTGGGATACTGTGTTGAGATTATAATTCCCAGCTTGTTTGCAAGGGTGATCTGCGATGAGCGCATAGCTTCTATGGGGTATGCGTCCATAGCCCCCGCTTCGTCGGCAAGGAACATATTCGCAAGCTTTCCGTCCATACGGTCATTGCTGTAAGCCAGCGGAACGTATTCGATCTCGGTCAGCTTGCAGGTTATCATATCCCGGGTGATCTTGAAGTGCGCTATAAGTGCGGGACTGGACTTGATGATCTTCCGTGCTGCGATACGGAGCTCGGAGGACAGCTTATAGTCGGGTGCGACTGAGAAGAAGCGGGAGAACTTCGGCTCGATGAGCATCCCGACAATAAAAATGACCGCCGAATTGAACGTCTTGAAGTTCTTTCGTGCGATCTCTAATAATATTGTTTCGTAAAGCCTGCCGCCGTCTGGACGGACAGTGCCGAAAGCGGCGTAGATAAGGAACAGTGCATAGGGTTCAAGGCCCGAATACATATCACATCCCAGGTCCGGGTGGCGCATTAGTTTCAGGATCCGCCTTGTGCGCTTGATCTTGCCGATGCTGAGTCTGGCATAAGCCCGCTTGCCGTCTGCGACAGCGAGCCATTCCTCTGCCTGGAGCCGGACGTACTTCGGCGTCTTGCCGGCGGTATCGTTCACGCATTCCAGCGCGTATTTATATGCTCTTGTCCTGCGAATGTCCACACCTTATCGCTCCGTTCTGCTCCTTTCACGCCGTATTTCGGGTAAAATAAAACCGCCCCCGCACCATTACTCCGTCAGCTCCACATACTTGTTCAGATACCAGATAGCTTTTTTGATATCTTCAACGCCGTTCTTGTTCTCGTGCCTCCAAAGATACTTGAAAGCATTGCAGATGCAGAAATTCTTCACAGCCTCCTTGCCCTGAGTGATCTGCATAGCATCTATGCACTCCACCCCGCCCGATGTATAATGCGAAGGACGCTCAACGGGGTCATATGAACTATTCTTGTTTTCTCCGCTCATTCTTCATCTTCCTCTTCGTCATCATCCTCTGTCAGTGCAGCTATAAGAGGATCCTCAGCCTTGGCGGCCATAAGGTTCGCAAACTTAGCCCGGCTCTGCGGCGAAAGCCCCAGCTCGTTACAGCAGCGGAAGAAATCCTTTGTATACTTGTCCTTGGCAGCCATAAGCTTGGCGTTGAACAGATAGTTGTGGTTGCCGTTTATCATATCCTCGATAGTGTGCAGGCGGTCGATGGCAATAGCGGTCTGCCGGAGGAGATAATTGTCCAGGCTCCCGAGGATGTCCTTGTCGCCCAGCTCTTTGACGATGCGGCGGAAGATCTTCTTCTGATCGCTCGTCAGGTCGGAGGGGCAGGTGATCTTTGTCTTGCTCCCGCGGAGCTTTTTCTCGATCTGCTCCCGCTCGGAGAGCTCGGCTTTGGTCTGACTCTTATCTGTCAGCAGCTTCGCAGGCTTGCAAGGTCTTGCCATATCATCACCTTTTCCCTTTTCAAATTTCATTTTACAACTTTTTTGTGTATTTGTG